GATCTACTAATGCAAACATATTACGATAAAGTTAAGTTAAGGTTTCTACCAACTTCTAAAAATTTAGAACCATTATATCTAAATACAAATAAATCTCCTTTAGAAGCAGTTGTTGTTAGTGTTGGTGCTGTATCATCTTTGAATTCATAAACAGCATTGAATGATAGTGTTCTACTGCCTGTTCCATCTTGAATAACTAATAATGAAACAAACTGACCAGCAACTCCATTTGTTCCAGCACCTAAAGCTCTATTACCACCAAGAGTTACTTTTGCAACAGGACTAGATTGTACGTCCCAAGAAACAGTTGAGCCATCAGTTAGAGTTGCTTCAGGGAAGTATGCGGCATCATTAAACTTAAACTTGCCTGTCCCTTTTGTTGACAATGATAAACCAACATTTGTATCTCCACCATCTACTGCTAAACCTACATCATTACCTGTAGCCGCATTTGTTAATTCTGCAAAATTTACAGCACTAGCAGTTGTTTGAAATATTAACTGTTCATTGTTGTTTTCATCAAATAAACCATGAGCATCATCAATTTTTATATTTGCTGAATTAGTGTCTAAGTCTCCACCAAGTTGAGGTGTAGTATCACTAACAATATCAAATGATACTGTACTATCAATAAAGTTTATTGTGTTAGCTGAAGTATCTACAGTAGCAAAACTTATATCATCAGAGCCATCAAAGAATTTTATTTCTAAAGAATTTGACCCTGAGTTAGTGGTATCTAGCCAAATAGTTCCTGTAGTTGCTGAACTTGGTCTTGATGTGCCTGAGTGCATAGAATTTAATGCACCTAAGATATTATTTAATTCTGTTCTAAAAGCTGAAAACCCTTGATTTGCTAAAGAAACATCTGAAACTTGACTCATATATATCCTATAAACATTTATGAAGAACTTTTCAACCCATGACCTACAGCCACAAAGTCAAAAGTTCTATTTATATTTGTGCCACTTGAATTTTTAAAATCTATGTCAAAACCTGTTATAGCTTTGTTTGATATTGTAAAAAAATCTCCTGTAGCCATATTTTGTGCCGCTATACCTATTGATGGTATTGCAAAGAAAGCATTAGTGAAAGTGACAGATTTTGTAGAAGTACCACTAGCCACATCTTCTCCTGTTTCTTGTCTTTTTTGCATTTTTATATCAATAGAAATACCAGATACAAATGCTCTTGTTTTAAAATTTTTATTTGCTAATCGCAACCTAAATTTAAAAAATCTTCCTTTAAATGTAGTAGAAGTATTCATAGGCTGAAAACTTGTTGCATTGTCTAAAGAAGTTGTTGAAGTAGCGATTTGCAGTTGTACTGTTGCATTTGTTGGGTCATTTCCATCAAATGGTGCAGGTGCATCATCAAAAAAACTTGCACCTCTTCCATCATCAAATAAATCGTATGGATCTTCAATTTGATCTATGGTTATGCTTTTAATAAAAGAAACATCAAATATTCCTGTTAACGATAAAGTTTGTGCAAGTGTATAAAAACCCTCATTGTCAATATTATCTGTTGCTACTCCCCCTAAATCAAAATCTCCTGATGCATCATCAAAGTTACCTGTAACATCATCAAAGTCATTTAAAGTATCTAAAACAATAGAGGTTGTTCCTGAACTATCTGTCAATGCTACGTCTCCGTCAAAAGTTCCAGCAGTTATGTCCTCAGTTAAAGTTTGTATATCTTTGAAGTTGTTTGTTGCTGAAGCAATATTAGAATAGATAATTGTTTCATTGTTAGACTCGTTTCCTAATTTATCTACAGCTTTGATACAAAATGCACCATCTCTTACATTGGTTGTAATACTTGTTCCTGATGTTCTAGGAACTTGAAGCCAATTTACGGATTTATTCCATTGTGCATTGTTTGTAACATTTTGATAACGTATTTCATAAAAAGAAATATCAAGGTCAGTATTTGCGTCCCAATTCAACTGCATTTGAGAACTACCAAGCATATTGACAGAAAAGTTTGTAACATCATTTGGTGGTTCAGTAGCACCAACTATTTTTCTATTTTCTGTGATTGTAGAAGAAGAAGAACCAAGTGAATTGATTGCTCGGCATCTAACATTGTAAGTTGCATCATCTATAACATTTAATAATTCATAGTTAAGTTCTGTTCCTTGCCCAATAATTTTAAAGTTTGCTTCAGTAGAAAGTTTTGCCTCAACAACATAATACTGAACAAATTTATCTGTAGATGCACCTATTGCTATATTCAATCTTGTTATTACTGTTCCCTCTGAATATTCTACAAGTTCATCTGTCAATGTAATACTAGCTGGTGGTTGAACTACAAAGGGATTAGGTAAAGTAGTATCAGGTATAGTTGCTACTTCTTGTTGAGTTCCAAAAGTATAATAACTATCTTGATGTTCTGTAAGTTGTAATGCAACTGTACTATCTCCATTTATTGTAGTTGATAAAACTCTAAAAGGTTTTGCTGAGAAAGATGGTGTAGCATGAGTTATATTTACTATATCCCCAACTACTAATTCCATAGCATTTGCATCAGCAGTAAGTGAAACATCTAAACTAGACCTTGATCTTCTCAAAATTATCTCAGCCATTTCTTGTGCCTGATATGGATTTGTAATAGTTGGCATATCAAATCTACCCTCTAATAAAATACCACCATCAGCAGTTTTCATCGTTGCGTGTTGATCTGCTGTAGCTTGTCCAGTTTCATCTACAGGTGGAAACTGTGCCTCATCTACTTGGTAATTTTTATCAGGATTAACAAATGTTACTATAACTCTATTATATCGTTCATTTTTGTTTTTACTTGATACTCCTATTCCACCAATAATATTATCTTCTGTAAGAGTTATTGATGCACTACCTGAAGTTTCTACTGTTACTTGATATTTACCAGCAGTAAAATTCAAAAATGCTCTTGAACCTGTCAAAAATTTTTTTGTGTTATCTATAACTTTTTGTGAGGTATCAATAACTGCATGACTATCAATCAAATCTATTTCAGATGCACCAGAAAAAGGTGTTATGTTTGCGTCACATATATCTCCAGCAGTTTGAAAATCAGCATAATTACTATCAAAATAAGCATTAGCTATACCCATTCCATATCTGTCATTTCTTAAATAATCTAGAAGTTGATAAATTGGATTGTCTGAATATTCCCATGTAGAACTTGTATCTTCTCTATGTGAACCTGAGCCACCTGTTTTTGTTCCATCAAGATTTGGATTATAAACTTTTTTACCTTGTACTAATGCTTGAACTGTAGGGATAGAACCAAATGCGTCTGAGTTCCATTCAAAACGAAAAGAAATATAAGCTACACCTCTAAGTCTATGATTTGAAGTCCATGATGTAAGGGTACTAAGTAGACTACAAGCTGTTTGTGAGTCTGAACCAAAATGAGGTCTTACTTTAATTAAACTCTCTGAGTTTTTGTAATAATTTGAGTCTGAACTTGCTACATTTCTCTCTGTATCATCAGCTAAATCTCCATCAAAAGTTACTTCATTATCATTGATAAATATTTTTGTTATGTCGTTTATTTCGCCCTCTCCCAAAACAAAAGCCATATATAAATATTGATTGTCTGTTCCTGAAGTTTCTAAAAAAACTATTGTTCCACCAACTTTTCTTGTTCCATAAATAATAGGTATTTGACCATTAGCTGAAGTCTTGTTTACTAAAACACCTTTTGCTATATTTTCTGGTGTAGTATCAAAGTTAAATTCAGGGTCATCAGGTTTTCTTAACCATGTAATTGCTGTAGAGACTATGCTTATAATAGAAAGTATAGGACTTAAAAAAGGGAAAATTTTAGCAACTGCTTTACCTATAACAGTTTTTTTAAATGGATTTGGTATTGAAATTCCAAAAGGCATTATTCTCTACCCCATCTTATATCTTGAACAGTTAATGCACTAAATTCAAAACCTTTATCTCCACTAAAAAATCTTTGTTGAGAATTGTTGCTTGTTCTTCTACCTGAAACCTTTTCAAAATTACCCCAATGTGAAGTAATATCTAGTCCTATTACAGCTTGAGTTGTATCATCTTCTATTGAATAAGCATTGATAAAACCACTAAACAATAAAAATGGGTCAGATATGAGTGCGTTAGAACTATTTAGGAAACCTCTATATATTTGAACAGTATCATTAATTATGTTTTCATTTAAAGCTATTGATATAAAACTTTGATCTACTCCTGATAATGTTAGGTTGAAAGAGTTTTTTATAGGGGTTGAACCCTCTTGAGTATTACCAATTCCTAAAATATGACCTGATGCAGTATATGTTCTTGATGTTCCTGATACATCTGATGTAAGTGCAAAACCACAATCAGTTATAAAAAGTGGTGTAGCAAAATTTATATCTATTAAATGAACAGGTCTTATATTACCTGTAGCTAACTCAGTTTTTACAGAACTTGATAATCCTCTTGCCATTATAAACTCTCAATAACATCAAACTCATAATTAATTAAAATATTATTATCTTTGTCTATTGTGTTCGTTGGAAACTCTTGCACATCAGAATTAAGATGTACTGTAAATGTAAGACTATCATAATTAACTTGTTCATCATTCGCTAAGGTATTCACTAATGGTGGTTCTATAGTTAATGTTGATGCGTTTGAACTTGGTGTAACATCTTCAACAATCATGTAAACTTTTGAATGATTTGCAAATTTTATTAAGTCCCCAGCTTTAAAAGAACCAGCAGTATCTCCAGCATGACCATCAACTGTTATTGTTGTATCTCCAGCAGTATGTGAACCATTGACTCTTACTGTTCCTGTTTCTGAACCCTGAGCATTAAAGTAACTTGGAAAAGTAATTGTAAAATTTTCTTTTCCTGATCGTTGTTTTATTATGAAAGCCTGTATAGGTGCAAACTCAGTTCTTGTTTTTAAAGGATAGCTAAGAGTAAAAGTCCATCTTTGACCATCAATTTGCCTACGAAAAGTTTTGCCACTATCGGTTGTACTACGCAAAGTTCTTTGTTCACTTTGAAAGTTAACAGCTTTAAAATCAACATCTGGTAATGCACCACTCATACTACTGCTTGTCTCCCTGTTTCATTAACAGCACTATTTATCAAACTAACAATAGTCCCTCTACTATTAGTTAATAATTCATTAAAGCCTCTTGCATCAACTGTATTTATATTAAATGTAACAGCAACAGGACTACCACTCATTTTATTGTTTGGTATAATATTTCCTGATTGATTTGGGACAAACATTTCAGGACCTTTTTCTCCGACAATAAAAGGTTTACCTTGAGAAACAGGACCACCTTTTTCTCTAAAGCTAGTTGATTTAATTTGAGCAACAAGAGCCATACCTTTTACTAAGTGCGAAGCCGCTACTGCTGAAGCTATAAATGGATTTCCAGCAAAAGTTTTAAATGCTGTTGCCGCACCACTAATCGCATTAACTGTTGCTTCAGCTATTTGAAATCTTTTAAATGCTTCAAAAGCAGTTCTATTTAGTCCACTTACTGCTCTTAAAGATTCTTTTGTATTTTGATGTATCATATCCAAACCTAATTTATTAATTCTTACTTTTTCATCAGCTTCGGCTTGAGCAATAATTTTATTCATTTCCATTTTTCTTCTATTCATTTTTATGGACTCTTCTAAAGCTTTTGCTTCAGCTTCCATTAAAGATACAACTTTAAGTTCTTGAACTTCAATAGCATCTCCTAAATCTAATTTTTCTTTAATTAATCTTTTTGCTATTGCTATTTGTTGATGCC